GGCGAGTTCCGAGATGTGGACGTTGCCGCCGGCACGATCAGGGACAACATCCTCCCGCTCCCATATAAAGAACCGAGCCAAGTACTCCTTGGACTGATGAACCAGATCGTTGAGGAAGGGCGCCGGTTTGCTGCTGCGGCTGACCTCAAGATTGCTGACATGTCGGCCAACTCTCCGGTCGGCACTACCTTGGCCATTCTGGAAAGAACGCTGAAGGTCATGTCTGCGGTGCAGGCGCGGATTCACTATGCGATGAAGCAGGAGTTGAAGCTCCTGAAAGACATCATCCGTGACTACACGCCGGACTCTTACAGCTACACGCCGGTAGAAGGTACGCCCCGTGCGAAGAAGTCGGACTACGACGATGTGGATGTGATCCCTGTATCGGATCCAAACTCGGCCACGATGGCACAGAAGGTTGTGCAGTATCAGGCGGTGATGCAGATGGCAGCGGCCAACCCACAGATCTACGACATGGTGGAGTTGAACCGTCAGATGCTGGAAGTCTTGGGGATCAAGAACGTCGGCAAGTTAGTTCCGTCGGCAGAAGATCAGAAACCGAAGGATCCAGTGTCAGAGAACATGGCCATCCTGAACATGAAGCCGGTCAAGGCGTTCATCTATCAGGATCATCAGGCGCATATTCAGGTGCATATGTCGGCCATGCAGGATCCAAAAATGGCCGCAATCATTGGTCAGAACCCGCGAGCGCAGATCATGCAGGCAGCACTCATGGCCCATATTAACGAGCATGTGGCCTTTGAATATCGCAAGCAGATTGAAGAGATGCTGGGCGTTCCGTTGCCAGAGATGGACAAGGAGTTGCCGGAGGAAGTCGAAGTCGAGGTGTCGCGCATGATGGCGGCAGCGGCAACCAAACTGTTGCAAAAAGATCAGGCCGAAGCTGCGCAACAGCAAGCACAGCAGGCGGCGCAGGATCCAATTGTCCAGATGCAACAGGCAGAACTCCAGCTCAAAGCGCAGGAGTTGCAGCTCAAGCAGCAGAAACTGGTGGTGGACGCTACCGAGAAGGCGGACAGAATCCGCATCGAGGAAGAGCGTATTGCCGCACAGAAAGAGATTGCCGGTATGCAGGTTGGCGCCAAATCCGCCAAAGACAAGGCAGATCTCGATGCACGTATGGAGTTGGAGGGCATAAAACTGGGTACTCAGATTGCCAAAGACCAGATAGAGATGAACAAACCGCAGCCAAAACCTGCGAAAAAGAAAGGGTAATTTATGGACAAGGCGCTTGAAGTGCTTCTCAAACAGGTGCGTGACAAGCGCGATCAGATTGTCGAGGCCGTCGCCAACAGCGCGGCCAAAGACTTTGCTGATTACCAAAAACTTTGCGGCGAGATCCGGGGTCTATCGCTAGCGGAGGGCTACATCTTAGACCTTGCAAAGAAAATGGAGTATTCGGATGAATGAAATTTTAATCGCCAGTCAAGATGGCGAGACTTCAACGCTGCCAGAAACAGCCGAGGAGAAAGCAAGACAACTGCCGGAGCCTTCGGGATATCACATCCTGGTTGCGCTACCGGAAGTTGAAGACAAGTTTGACAGCGGGCTAGTCAAGGCAGACCAAACTCTGTACGAGGAAAAAGTGCTGGCAACTGTGTTCTTTGTAATCAAGATGGGGCCGGACTGCTACAAGGACGAAAAGCGGTTTCCGACTGGCCCTTGGTGTAAGGAAGGGGATTTTATTCTCGCCCGTCCAAACACTGGCACCCGCCTGAAGATCCATGGCCGTGAATTCCGTTTGATCAACGACGATGTTGTCGAGGCGGTGGTTCAAGACCCACGCGGCATTTCTAGGGCATAACAAAGGAGAAACACATGGCAGAACAAGACATGGAAGAGTTTAAGTTCCCTGACGAAGCCGAACCAAAGGCAGAAGCCAAGGAAGAGTTTGACTTTGAGATTGAAGACGATACGCCGCCGGAGGATCGGAACAAAGAGCCGATGCCCAAGGAGATCGTTGACGAGCTAGACAAAGACGAACTTGAGGAGTATTCGGAGTCGGTCAAGCTACGCCTGAAGCAGATGAAGAAGGTTTGGCATGACGAGCGCCGAGAGAAAGAGCAGGCATTGCGTGAGCAGCAGGAAGCTATCGCATACGCCCAGCGGATTCTAGAAGAAAACAATGCGCTAAAAAGCCGGCTTTCGTACGGTGAGCAAGCGTTTGTTGCCACAGCCAAATCTGCGGCAGAGCTGGAGTTGGATGCAGCCAAGAAGGCATACAAAGATGCCTATGACCTTGGTGATGCTGACGCAATGATTGAAGCGCAGGAGAAGTTGAACCGTGCGCAGTACAAGCTACAGCGGGTGGCGGACTTTGTTCCGTCTAGACAAGAGCCAGAAACTCCTGTACAAGCTGTTGCCAATCCAGCACCTCGTCCTGACCAAAGGACACTTGCGTGGCAAGAGCGCAATCAGTGGTTTGGTAAAGACGAGGAAATGACCAGCTTGGCTCTGGGCTTGCATCAGAAGTTGGTCTCTCAGTACGGGGCGTCATATCCGTCCACCGACGAGTACTGGAGCAAGGTTGACGACACCATGCGTCGTCGATTCCCAGAGTATTTTGAGCAACGGGAAGAAGCCCCTGCGCAGGATACAAAGCCCCAGCGCGAGAAGCCCGCCCCGGTAGTAGCACCTGCAACGCGTAGCACCGGATCCAAAAAGATCGTGGTGAAGCAATCGGCAGTTGCCATGGCCAAAAAACTTGGTGTGCCGTTAGAGCGATACGTACAGGAAATGCAAAAACTGGAGGTGAGAAATGGCTGAAAATCGTATGCCCCGTAGTACCGAAAGCCGTAACCAAACGCAGCGTCCCCAGCAGTGGATGCCGCCGGAGCTTCTGCCAGAACCAGATAAGCAGCCGGGTTACAAATACCGTTGGATTCGCGTGATGCTTACAGGCCAAGCAGACGCTCGCAACATCTCTTCCAAAATCAGAGAAGGTTGGGAGCCAGTCAAGGTCGAGGAGCAACCGCAGTATGCACTGCTAGTCAATGGCGAGGGACGGTGGAAAGACTGCGTCCAAGTCGGCGACGTGTTGTTGTGCAAGACCCCAGAGGAGCTGGCCGAGCAGCGTAACAACCATTACCTGAAACAATCGGAGCAGCAAATCCGGGCGGTGGACAACAACCTGATGAAGCAAAACGACCCACGTATGCCGCTATTCAAGGAGTCGAGTTCATCGACGACGCGAGGTGGCGGTTAAACTTATTGGAGTTATCAATGGCATATCCTACTGTATCGAAGCCTTATGGGCTTCAGCCGATCAATTTGATCGGCGGTCAGGTGTACGCCGGATCGACTCGCCTATTCCGTATTGCTAGCGGCTACGCCACCAGCATTTACTACGGCGATGTGGTCAAACTCAATTCCGATGGCACTGTTGTCAAGGATACGGGTACAACCACGGCGACCCCGGTTGGCATCTTCCTAGGCTGCACTTACACGAACCCGTCCACCAAGCAGAAGTTGAACTACCAGTTTTACGCTGGCGGTACAGCTGCTGACGATATCCAGGCTTACATCGTGGATGACCCGGACGTCCTGTTCAAAGTTGCTGCTGTTTCTACCGGTACTACCGTTGCTTTCTACAGCTCGGAGCAGATCGGCCTGAACGCTGCACTGGTACAGAACAATGGTTCTAACACCACAGGCGATTCGCAAGTTGCAATTCTTGGCACCTCGTTTGCCACGACTGCATCTCTGCCGATTCGTGTTGTCGACATTGTCCCTGACACGTCGAACAGCTCGAACGGTTACTGCGAGTTCATTTGCAAATTCAACGCACCGTACATTGTTAGCACCGCGTCCATTAACTTGGCTGGCGCAAACACGGTAACCTCGACGGTTACAGGCGGTCATGCGTATTTGAACCCGACCGGTGTTTAAGGAGTAAGACATGGCTATTTCACGCGCACAACTACTGAAAGAGCTACTGCCTGGCCTGAACGCACTGTTCGGCATGGAGTACGCTCGTTATGGAGAAGAACACAAGGAGATCTACGAAACGGAGACCTCCGAGCGTTCGTTTGAAGAAGAAACCAAGCTGTCTGGCTTTAGTGCCGCGCCGGTCAAGAACGAAGGTTCTGCGATACGGTACGACAACGGTCAGGAAGCTTGGACTGCACGATACAACCACGAAACCATCGCCCTGGGTTTCTCGCTGACCGAAGAGGCCATCGAAGACAACCTGTATGACAGCCTGTCGGCTCGTTATACCAAGGCGCTGGCTCGTGCGATGTCGTACACCAAGCAAGTCAAAGCGGCAGCAGTACTGAACAACGGCTTCTCGTCTAACTACCCTGGTGGTGATGGCGTGGCTCTGTTCAGCACACAGCACCCGCTGGTATCTGGTGGCACCAACAGCAACACTCCGTCGACCCAAGTTGACCTGTCTGAAACCGCGTTGGAAAACGCAGTTATTCAGATTGCAGCTTGGACTGACGAACGTGGCCTGCTGATTGCCGCTCGTCCCCGCAAGCTGATCGTGCCACCGGCACTCCAGTTTGTGGCAACCCGCCTGTTGGAGACCCAACTGCGTCCGGGAACCAATGACAACGACGTGAACGCGATCGTTAACAACGGTTCGATCCCGGAAGGCTATACGATCAACCACTTCTTGACCGACACGAACGCATGGTTCCTGACCACTGACGTTCCAAACGGCATGAAGCACTTTGTTCGTATCCCGTTGCAGAACTCCATGGACGGGGACTTCGATACCGGTAACGTCCGTTACAAGGCGCGTGAGCGTTATTCGTTCGGATGGTCGGATCCTCTGGGTATGTTCGCATCCCAGGGTGCTTGATAGAAGGGGGCTTAAACGCCCCCTTTTTTCATAGATTTATGCTATAACGCAGTAATTCCGGGAATACCGGGTGTGGCAAACAGTCCCGGCTGACGTCAAGCAGATTGCCATACCGAACTCGCTTGAGAGGACAATTCGATGGCTGTATCTACTACCCAAAGCATTTGGCGTTCGGGCGGCGGTGACTCAACTCGCCAAGCCTATTGCGGCACCGGCGTCATGGCAGCAACTTTCTATGTTGCAAACGCGGCAGTCTCTGGCAACGTTGTTGTTGCACAAGGTCAGACTGCTGAACTCATTCTTCCTGCAAACGCAGTTGTCACGCATGTGATGATCACAGACGCGCTGGTATCCGGCACGATGAACGTTGGCTACGTCACTGTAGACGGTGCGACCAACAACAAGTCGTATCTGGCAAACGGTGCTTCTGCTGTTGCAACTATCACTCCAGGATCCACTGGCAACGGTGCTGGTCTGGGCTTGGTGATGAGCGCAACCAAGAACGTGGTGATCACAAGTGAGAGCAAGAGTGCTGCTACCGGCAACGTGGGTGGCATCATTTTCTACTACGTCACCGACTACCTGTTCGGTCAGCAGAACAACTGATAGGGGGCCAGAATGGCTCAACAAACAGACGTAAAGGCTAAAAGTCTTGGTGCGTCCGGTGTAATCTTTGAAGGCCGCACTCGCGTGAAGGGGATGATTATTGCCCCGACATCGAGTGCTGGCAACGTCACCATTCAGGACGGCGGCACGAATGTGTTCACTGTTCAGACGGCAGCAAACGGAGAGGCGTTCAACTGCCTGATTCCTGCGGACGGTCTTGTGTTCTACACAAACGTGACGGTGACGTTGGTTAACACATCTGTGACGGTGTTCTATGGCTAAGTCTCCGGCATGGACGAGGAAAGAGGGAAAGAATCCCGAGGGCGGATTGAACGCCAAAGGAAGAGCCTCTGCGAAAGCGCAAGGCATGAACTTGAAACCTCCCCAGCCGGAAGGCGG